ACTACCCTCTTAACTTTATTTTTTTAGCTCTCTTTTACGTTGTAACGCTAGATTTAACTTTAGCTTATCGCCCTTAAAAGCCTTTTTAATCTTTGTTATTGACGTACTTTTAAGCCATTCATCATTAAATGAGTATCTATACATTATGCAATAGTTACTGAGAAGGGCGTCATTTCGTAATTAGTTACAGATAAAGCAACTGCGATAACCTCACCAGTTGACACTGCACTTGTTAACGTTAATGTATATTCTCCGTCTGCCGTTTCAGAAACTGCTGTTACTACGTTTGGCGTTCCGTCTGCTGTAACTGTAAAGTTTGAAGCGCTTAATCCAGTGTATGGGTCAAAGCCAAACTTCGAGCTTGGGATACCAATTTTCACGTCTAGAGTAGTGTCAGTATTCGCTGGAGTACTTGCAAATTCTCCCTCTAAATCTACGATAGGACGTAAATCTAAAGGACTGTAATCTGCTGTACCTGCTTGGTATAATCTAACAGTACCAAAGTCAAACGTGTGAGGTATTCTAAACGTTACAATTACGTGAGCGATTTGCCCGCTGTTCAATTGCGCACCATAACGTACTTGCAAAGAGTCAATAGGAATTAAACGTAAATTGTCGCCATCCTCAACTCCTGCTACTTGCCCTTTGTCATCAATGATATTAATTCCTAAGTTTAAACACTCTAAAGCTTTATACTTTTGAAATAACTTAGTTGAAGCTCCTTTAGTTCCAAAGATGTTATAAGTCACGTCAATATGACCGTCACGCACCTTATAAGATACTGCGTTAGCCGTTTCAACTGCTTCTCTTTCATTCATCTCAAAAGAATAGTCGTCAACGCCGTCGCCTAACAAGTAGCGGTTTTTCATTGGTGTAGCTTGTAAGTAAGTATTCCAAGCTGTTAAATCAAATGGAGACGTAGAGAAATCAATCCCTGCTGACGTTCCATCTGCGTTTAACTTTTCTTTGAATAGCATCTTATTCGCCGATGCTAAAATTGCGTCGCATACGGATTGCCCTAGGTTCTCACCGCCTGCTGTACATTCACAAAATTTTGCCATGTTGTTTTATTTTTATTTATTAATTAATACATAGTTACAAATTTAACACAATGTTTTAACAATTACAATAATGTGACTTTTTTATTTTTAAATTAACATCAAGTGAAATTGCTCCAAGTGTGCTATTCATTATAACCTCCTCTATTCCCTGCCTTGTTTCCGTTCCAAATTTAGGGTATTCTTTACGTGTTCCATTATTATCTAATCTATCTAAAAAAGTAGGCGTATTATTTAATTTAGTCACAAATGCGTCTACTAAATTATGAAGTGGTTTAATAGTATCGTTTACTCTGTTTTGATTTAGCTCTAGCCAGTTAGACCAATGCACAAAGAATAGTTTGCATGAGCTTATTATTTCAATTGTGTTACGTCTATCTTGATAGTTGTCTATTGTTGGAGTTACTAGCCAAATAAACGGTAACTTTTCCTTTTCATTTGTACTAAACTCATGCCACTCTTGAACCGTGTTTAATGGCGTACCATGAAAGAATTTAGGTCGCTCAATTTCTAACACTTGACCAACTTCAATAGGGGTTGCAACTTTAACATTTACGCTGTTACCTGAAATGCTGTTTACTACAACCCCATTAGTGAATTGATTATATAACTGTAGCCATTTAACGTTACAAACTTCAATAGTCTGAACACCATTAACAACAGCGCCAGCACTTATTACCCTTAGTTTATTGTCTAAGGTTGTAATAACTTCATTTTCGATTATTTCGCTTACTATATTAGCCATGCTGTTTGTTTATCAACCCCCTCAAATGTTGAGTAAGTGTCTTCATTCTCTTTAATATACTTTTGTATAGCTCTATAAGTATAAATACCTCTATTGTATAGCTTGTAGTTATTGGTATAATCATCATTTATTAAGCTCCCTCCCTCTGGCTTTAGCTTAACTTTCCCCTCACTTGTAGCCGTTCCGTATTGCGTTAAATAATAGTAGCCTGTTAAGATATTCAACAGCATTACTTTTATACCGTCACTCTTTACTAGAATAGTATCTAAACCGCATTTTGGTATGTAGTTAACCGCGAAAGGGTCATAAATAAATTGCAAGTTAGCAGGCAAAGAACCTAAATTTGTCAGTAAGTCGTTCCCAAGCTCAACACCTAACAATTCATAGATTATTTGCTCCTCATTTTCTTCAATAAGTACTTCTATATCATTACTATTATATTTTTGTGTAATAGCATATTTTCCTACAAAGTCACTCGGTAATACTATCATGATACTATTTTAATTAGATTACGTTCTATTAATGTTTTGGCTATGCTTAAAGGAATACGCTTTCTAACGCCTTCTTTCATTCCTGCAAATGGTTTAATCACTTCTATAAACACAACTTTTCTCACTGACTTGCGAGCATTCTTAAAGCCGACTGTTTCCTTTTCAGTTGGTACTAAATCGCTAAAGTCTAACCCCTCTATTGGTTCGCATTCTTCGCCTAAATCAACAATGTTATGAGCTGTAATATTCTGCTCAAATTTAACATCTAACAGCCAATCATTACCCAATTTTAATATTGTTTCTTTATCGTACTTTTGGCGTGCGTTACTGTCTAAACCTCTGTTTAATCCATCATCATATAGGTTATAGTCTAATGTTTTTAAAAAGCTCTTTTTGTATGTACGTCCAACCCCTATACTCATTCCTTTATTCTGAAACTGTGACCATTTGCCAGTTTTTACAGAATGAAAATATATCTTATCAAATCCTACTATCTTAGCTTTAGATTTGAATAGTCGGTCTATTGCGCTATCGCTTGCGAAGTTATCACTCCCCCATATCATTACCTTATCATATTCCTTGCAATGCTTTAAAGCGTAGTTTAATTTATCGCTTACAGGATTGTCATGTTCTAACTTTATGCACTCGTTAGGCAATTGGTTTAAATCCTCCTTAACACCAACTAAAACAATATCAAAGTCTAATCGTTTTGACTGCTCTAATAGCCTGTTAACACATCTTAATGCTAAAGGAATACGCTTATAAATAGGAATAATAATAACATTCATTTCTTAACGTCTTTTACCACCAAAAGGGCGCACCCCGAAGAATGCACCCTAATTTTGGTTAACAATTATTATGTTGCTTGGATAGCTGTGATTGCAGATGCAAAGTCACCCTTAATTAATACGTTAGTGTCATTTGCACTTACGAATTGAACTAAACGCTTTTCAAGTACCATTGTTTGTTTATTTTGCGTTAAGTCGTTTCCGTCTAATCCGATTTGGATTTGTAAACCTGAACGGTTAAGTACGTTAACAACGCTAGTTTCACCACCTACGAAGTTCCCCTCTGTAACTGCTAACGTTTCGATAACTCTCAATCCTGAGTAAACAAATTCACCTGCAGGCGTAACGTAGTCTTTCCAAATAGGACGCCCAACAGTATCTTTGATTAAACGAATTTTAGCCATTGTTGACGGGTGTACGAATAACGCCTCTGGCATTCCGTTTGCTTCCTTAACTTGTAATGCAACCGCTTCAATTACGTCTAACTCATTTGCGTCATCTACATTACCTGCTAAACCTCCACCAGTGAACGCTTGAGCGTAAGAATCAATACCTGTTAAGTTGTCTCCTAATCCGTTACCGTTAAATAGTTGGTTTTCTACAACGATGTCAAGGCGACGCTCTAAGTTACGAGTGATAAAAGATACAAACTGAGGTAAGTCTTCCAACATCTCTAAAGTCATTTTAGCATAAACAGCTACTTTCTTAACGTCTTGAGTTTTGTTAATGTAAAGTACTGACCCTTGTGGCTTAGTATCTCCCTCTCCTAAGAATATAGGCGCTCCTTGCTCGTCAGTTTCCTCAGTCCATAAAGCACGTCCGCTAGTAATTGAACCAACTGAAACGTTAGCCAAATAACGTAACTCACGCTTTCTAATTGTTGATACAATTCCAGTATCTTGAGTTAATTGATACATTGGTTCAGCACTGCCTATCGTGTTACCTGTTCCGATAACTACAGGCGCCTTAACTGTGATAGATAAAGGCGAAGCTTTACCTAATGAAGCATTAACTTTTAATTGGTTTAACGCTTCTTTGTTTGCTTCAAATTCTGCATAAATAGCCTCTTCTAAAGACTTATAACCAACTTTATCTTCTCCTTTTGGAGCTTCTTTAAGGGCGTTGATTTGTCCCTCTAAATTGTCTAATACAGATTTCATAGAAGAAATATCCTCTGAAACATTTACTTTTTCTAATTCTGCTTTGATTGCTTCCACTTCATTTTGTGAAGCAAATCCTTTGCTTTCTAGCTTTTCCTCTAAAGCCTTTACTACTTCCTCAGTTGTCATTTTTGTTTGTTTTAAAAATTATTAATCACTTTATTCCAGTCAATTTGAGTGTCATTTGACGGCTCTTGTTTTTGAGTGTTCTTCAACGGCTCAATATTTTCGATAGTTGGCGTTAACTCATTTGAACCCATTAATACAGCGCTAATTTCAATCAATACAGCCTCTTTAACAGCCCAAAAATAACCCAACTCTTCAACCTCTTCTTTATTACCTATTTCATTAATGTACTTATTCCATTCTGCATACTCCTCTTTGTAGTCCTCATCATTAACAGCTAGGTCTAGTTTAATGTAACGCATACCAACGCTATGTTGGTCTATTTCTCCTTCTAAGTATTGTTTAAAAACGTCTTTATTATAACCCTCTTTTATGTCTGACTTAGCTAATAATACAGTTGTAGTTCCTTGTTTATTTACTCCTAAGTCTGACCATTGTACACTAACCTCTTGAATACTTTCAAACTTACCTACTTTTGCGGTTACTTCGTGCTTATGGTCGTGTAAATGAAATACTTTATTCGCTCTTTCGTTTATTGACTTACCAAATGTATTCCCAACATGAACGTCCCCATGACTATCTAGCCAGTTGTAAGTATTCGCAATAATATCACGCTTTATCACTCCGCTAGTAGGGTCGTCTTTGTAAGAAGTGTTTAACGCCTTAATAGTTGTTTCATTTATTGGTGTAGTTACTAAGTCAGTGAACTTCAAAGAGGCTCTTTTCATTTCGATTAGTTCGCTTTTATTAGCGATTAACCAATCAATACGCTCTTTATTACTTTTAAATGTAGGTCTATCCATGCTTAGTAACTATTTTGTTTAACTTAGTCTTTTTAACATCTTTGAGTTTTTTCACATCTATTTTAGACTTTTCTTTACTCATAGTTTATTTTTTAACAAAAATATAAAAATAAATTGTATTTTTGCTATAAATTGTAAAAAAAATATTTATGCTTCCAATTATTAACAACTTTTTTGACGCTTTAGGGCGCTTTGCAGGTTTCTCTCGAAACAATAATTACTATACTTTACAGTCAATCGGTGACGTTTCTCCAAGTTGGGTAAACACCACTGACTACTGGGCATTATACGGTCGAATACCTGAGCTTCAAGCTGTGGTAAATAGACGTGCTAAAATGGTAGCAAGTGCTAAGCCTTACCTTTGCGATATTGACGGTAATAAGATCCTAATTAGTGATTTGCCTAGTGAATACAAATGGCTGGCGAATATACTAGAACGTCCCTCTCCGATGCTGTCATGGGGTAAAACAATGGAAATGTTAGAAATAAATAAGTGTGTAACAGGTAACGCTCTGATTTATGCACCAAAAAGAACATTTGGCAGTCGTTCAATTGCCATTCCAATTTCTTACAACAACGTTAAAATAAACTCTAACAAGAAAGGCTATAAGCAACTAGAACGCAGTGGCGTTATTCAAAGTATAGAAATTCCTGTTGATAATAAAGGAACGTTTGAAACGTTTACTATTGATGAGCTTGTTTACTTCTTTGAAACTGACGGTATAAACATAGCTAATTCTGTGAGCAAAGTTGATGCACTTAAATACCCATTATCTAACATAGAGAAAGCTTACGAAAAGCGTAATGTAATTTTAAAAAATATGTTTGCTCTTGGTATCTTAACAGCTGAACGTGGTGATGGTGTAGGGTCCAGACTTATGACTGGTAAAGACGTGGACCAACAACGTGAGGATATTAAGCAACGCCACAAAAACGAAGTTATCATAACAGATAAACAGTTTAAGTGGCAACCTATGAGTTATCCAACTAAAGACTTAATGTTATTTGAAGAGAACCAAGCCGACTTTGTGCGTATTATTGATGCATACGGATTGAATGAAAATATGTTTAGTAATGTGCTTGGAAAAGGTAGCACGTTTAGCAATGTTGAAGGAGGCGAACGTCAAGCGTATAACTCTACTATCATTCCAGAAACGCAAAAGATATACAACGAAATCACAAACCAATGGGGGCTAGACGATGCAGGCATATATTTAAAGCCTGATTTTAGTCATGTTTCAGTATTACAAGAAGATGAAGAGAAGCTACAGAAGTCTAAGAAGTTAGAAGTAGAAAAGCTATCAATTATGCTTCGTGACGGTGTTATAAGTGTAGATGAGTATCGCGAATTAGTAGGTATATAAAAAAAAGCAGTGCCATTGCTAACACTACTTTTTTTGAGACTTCTTCTTTACCGCTTCAAAGATAGTTAATTTTTTATTAAAAAAGGTTTTGAATTTATAATTTTAAACATATTTACAGCTGCTTTTTTTGTTAAAAAAATATTTTGGTATTCTTCACATATTAACTTACCACCACATTTAGCTTCAATTTTTAATGTCCAGTCAAACTTTGTTGTTATTCCTTTAGTTATTGTAGCTTTTAATGCGTTGCTTTCTAATGTATAAATTTTCATAATTTCTAGTTTAATTCTTGTTTTGTTACTAATTCGCAAGCTATACCTTTAGCTTTTAATTTTTTGTAATGTTTATATGAAGTTGTGCGTACCATAATTTCTAGTTTTTTATTTGTTTCTACACTACAAATATAACTATAATTATTACATCTACAAACTTTTTTTGAAAAAAAATTAAAATAATTCTGAAAATTGTACTTGAAAGAATAGCGCAAGTCCAGAGGTAGCATCGGGTGCATCATCAAAATCATTTTTTTCGGTTTTCTTAAAGTCGGTTAAGTGGTCCATGTATTTATAATACATTTCAGGCTTATCTTGTAAGAAGTTAAACCTTGACTTTATAAAACTGCTATTCATTATTATACGAGTGTTCTTATTTGTTTTATTGCTTAAACCGATTAACTCTGTTGTGGTTAGTTCTCTAAGCATTTTAATAAATAGCGCCCCCATTCCATTAGTTTCTACTTGACAAAAATTTACTTTGTTAGCGTTTAACATTTGAGCGCATAAGGGTATAGTAACGTCGGTATTTTCTTGGGTATAAACTACATCTGTAATGTATATTTCACTTCCAACTAAATGACCTACAACCATGCAAAGATAATCTTTTCCTTCGTCTGCTACGTCAATATAAGCCATTGCACCTTCACTATTGGACCGTATAAATTCAACGTCTTTAAACGTCTTTAAATTGTCAAATAAAGCGCCCTCTTTAAAGTCTGTCCATTGCCCTAAAAATTTATGTGCGTAATAGGTAGGATCTTTTTCTCTATAGTCTTTTGCTAACTTTAAAAACGAATCGTCCAAATTATCTACATTATCTAAATACGTCGTGTGAATATGCGTAACTTCGGGGTGCGTAGTTGTTTGTATCTTATGCCCGTCAACTTCGATAAACTTCAAATGGTCTTTAAACCAACGTTTATAAACCCAATGCTGTGTATTAGATGGGTTCATAATAATTATAACCATGTTGAACGCTGATGTTGTTCTAATAGATAAGTCAATTGTGTTAAACTTCTCCTCGTCTACAAATTCCTCCGCTTCATCTACTACAAAGACGTTAACGCCTTCTAAAGATTTTAGTTTTGCAGTTTGGTCACCTGAGCTTGTTTTAACCCCTCTAAATAGTATTTGGTTTCCTGTTATCTTGTTTATGATATCTGTTTTAGTCACGTGGAAGTCTTGCTCACTTCCTAACAGTTCTATCTTGGACCGTACTTCAGGAATAATACTATCGTATGCCGTATTCATGAAATAACGCACAAACAAGCATTTGAAAAAGTCATCATAAGATTGTTCTGTAAGGTTTAAAGAAACGCCAAAAGACTTACCAGAACCACGCCCACCAGTTACAACATAGTAACGTGTTTTTTTATTCCATAGTGCTTTATATTTCTCATTCAGTACTATCTTCATTATCGTTAAATATAATAATAGGGCGCTTGTTTAGACTTTCGCCGTTGGTAGTTATGTCAGTTTGCTGTCTAGGTTTGCCATAAAAGTACTCAAAGAATAATTTAACCGCCCATTGTTCTTGCTCCAGAACTGCTTGTTCTAGTGCTTTGTGTGCTTTCGGGGCCAGTGGTGTTAACTTTTCGATTAGCTTTTGCTCTTCAGACTTAGATTTACGTCCTGCCACTCCTTTAGTACTATGCCCGCCGTTGTTTTTTCTTAAATCTGCCATAATTAATAAAAATTAATTAATTAATCTATAATTACGTTTAAATCTGTTACTGTAATATCTGTTACTGCTGTATCATTTTCAACAAATATTTCTATATAATCGTTAGTGCCTAGTGTTGTCAAAGTTTGCACCGTACACGCTTCAGCACGTCCTCCAGCGTTAGTTGTGATATAAACTTCACTATCTGTTAGTAATGTTCCGTTTTTAGCGATATAAACCCCTATAACGTTATTGTTACCGCTTTCAACTGATAGTGTAGCAACTACTTTGAAAATCTTGCTTACATTACCCGCATAGGTTGCTCTATTATCTGTATTTGTGAATTTAGACGTAAACGTTCCAGAGGTTGTTGTTCCCGATACTTTGTAAGTTGCACCTATTGCGCTCACTGTTGTTGCTGTTGTGTTACCGTTCATGTAGTATTGTGAAACCTCTCGACTATTCGTTATTCCTACGTTGTTAACAAATAACGCTTCGTTATCTTGGAAGGTTATGCCCGATAGATAAGTTCCACCGCCTGCGAAATTACAAGTATCTAATATTATCCCTTGCGTAGGTATAGTAGCGCTTGCATTTAGTGAAATAGCCGTTTCCCCACTTAGTGCGATAATTGACGAATAGATTATTCTAAATCGTCTTGTAATCGTTAGACCTGCCTGTAAATCAAATATAGTGTTTGCGCTGTCACTATT